CGGCGATGCAGAAGTCTACTCATAATAGAGACTCTGCTTCACGATTAGTGAATTCGCCGTCCCTCCAGTTGAAACGATCTATACGATCATCGACTGGAGTAAAGAATACATCATCAGTGTCAGGAACGCCCAAAGGGCATGTGATCAAACTCATCTCGCAAGAAGGTCGAAATAAGGGAAAAGAATTGAGCTTAAGGGGGGGGAGAAGGAGGGAAGGGTCTGAAAAAGATGCCTTCTCACCAAGAGCATAAATATGCTTCCAAGTCTTCCGAAGACGACGATAATACGCCATCTCGGACTGGTAGACACTCTGACGAGCGTCCGGCTCGTAGAGATCATCAATGCCAGAGACGCGAAAAAGCGCCTCAATGGCAAAGGCCGACTTAATACGGTCGACAGAAAACCAGTGATCGTTAAGACTTAACTCCTCATCAATACGCTCGGCAGAAGAAAGATCAAGATTCTTCTTCAAGTCATCTAATAATTCTCTAGCATTAAAAGAGTTGCTAGCATACTCCCAGGAGCGCCAAGCCGACCGCGGTAACGCAGGTCGACGGTACTTCTGTGCCTCTTTACAAAACAAGAGGTCAAGACGACCGGGACAAAACTGTCCAACCGAGGGAAAACCCAAACCCAACAAATGCTCAGGAAGGAACCATGGAACACCCATGGAACGCAGCACCTTACGATGCTTGAATAGATACTGAGAGAGAACACGCTCGCGCAGTTCCTCGGGAGAGTCTAAAACAAGCTTCGTAACTTTTTGGCCAAGGCTCATATAAGAAGTCTCCTGTATAGTAGAAGACCGCTTTAAACCGCTCATCAAACCCATATTAATCCAGGGGACACGCGTAAAGCCAAGAACTGACCCAACATCATATACCGTAAAGGTAGTAGAATTGATGTTAAAGAAAGTCATGTCGTAATAGACCTTGCCAAGAGAAGGGACGAGCCCCATAACAGGACCATATTTGGCCCAAAAAGCTCGCCCACGCTCTCCAATCTGCATAAGTGCATCGTCACCATTAATCAGCAACGGAACCTCAGAAACAGAGATCCGGCCGCCGATATCATGCTCTAATGCCGAACGGCAGAGGGCAAGGTTGACAATACACAAAACAGGAAAAGAGAGAATGCTGCCCATAAGCTGACCACGAGTCTGCGGACGTACAATGCCTTCAAATTCAATATCATGACGGGTTAAAGCCTCCATCATCAACCAATGATCATGGTCGGGGAGACCCCAGATATCTTGAAGAGCCATAGCAACGGCCTCAGAGCACCAAGAAAACATTTCATTCGTAGCATCACTATAGTCAACAGAGAGAAAAGGCGTAGACCTGAAAGGAAAGCGATCAGAAAGGATCGTTTCAGTAACAGGACTCCCAATTAACTCGAAGACTTTCAGACGACGTAGCTTAGACCACATAAAAACCTGTAAAGGCTTCAAAACAGTCTGCCTTAAAGGCGGGCCTTTAGTTATGACCCGGATCTTCAAAGACTCCGGAAGACCGAGAGGTACCGCAATGGGCTTCTCATCATAACTCATGGCAAGCATGCGTCGATAGAGTGATTGAAAAGAACTACGTAACTTGGACGTGTCAACAAAGGTTTCATCATCCTTTTTAATCAAGTTTACAAGTCTCGACGAGGTCTTTAGACCTTGGAGAAGTGATGGATGACTCAATATAGAGCCAACAGCCCCCCCGGCAGCCCTGCTATTAATATAATTGGCAGAAGTGCTAGGATAAAAGGGTTCAACATCACCTGAGAAGGAAAATTTTGTACGTCTGAAGATATCCCAGACAGTACGTGTAATCTCACGGCGCATAAAAAGCTCATCCTCGGAAAATTCACGAGGATCAGACATCCGAGGGTTAGTCAACGCCTCGAATGTGGCTTTTTCCGCTTTACGACAATCGTCCTTAGTCGGACGGGGCATGCCCTTCTTCGACATAAGAACAGACACAAGAAAAGACTCGAAACGCTCGGGAAACCGATTACGCATGA